AGATCTCTTAATATTCTTTTTCAAGAGTGGGCAAACAGAGGACTTCACTATTGGGAAATAGCAAATAACAATATTACACTAGTTGCAGACCAAGCTGTCTATACTATGTTTAGATCATCTGACGATGGTACATCAGATGCAACAGCTGTATTTGGAGTTGATGATGTTTTAGAAGCGTCTTTTAGAAATAACAATGTTGATTCACCTCTTACAAAAATAAATAGATCACAGTATCAGGCGTTATCTAATAAAACAGCTACAGGTCAACCTACACAATATTATGTTCAAAGATTAATAGATAGAGTTACAATAACTCTATATCTAACACCTGGTTCAGATCAAGCAGGTAAGTTTATAAATTATTATTATGTTAAAAGAATTCAAGATGTAGGAGATTATACAAACGCAACTGATGTCCCTTATCGTTTTGTTCCATGCATGTGTGCAGGATTAGCTTACTATCTTGCAATTAAAAACGCACCACAAAGAGTTCAAGAATTAAAATTATTGTATGAAGATGAATTACAAAGAGCTTTAGCAGA